TTACCGAATCCGGCTCCCAACACCTGTCCGGCGCGACCCCGGCTGGCAGCCATTAGAATATTTTCATATTCAAATTCATTTTGAACAGCTTCCGCGATTTGCCCACCAATGTCATTTACTTCAACAAGCAAAATTGCATCATTATATCTCCGACAGGCTCGATAGATAACATCCGGAAGCAGAAGCGGGGCAATTGTGTTATTTCGATATTTGGCAACCACCTTGTAGGGCATTCGGGTAATATCAATGATTGTAAATGCCGAGTAATCCATTCCTTTGCCTTGTGCAACGTCAACTACGATACAATATTTGTGGTTTGGAATTACGTGTTCGTGAATATCGAATTTCTCTTTACTTTCAATCGGATCATGGTAAGTCATTTTCGCTAGGAAAGCACCCGAAATAAGTGTGTCTGTACTTCCGAGAAATTCGGTTCCGTGTTCTTGTTGGAATTGTGCAGGAGACGTATTTGCAATTTCTTGCTTTTTCCAGTTTTCGTCTCTCCCCGGAACATTCCACCAATTGACGGAAAATGGAACAAATTTACTCCGCTCCGCAACAGCATCCGTCCACATCTTATAAAACAAGTTGCCAATTCCACGTGGTGTGCTGACGATGATAACTTTCGTTGTCTTTCCTGACGAAATCGTGGGGTAGACGGACGTAAAGAATTCTTCCTGTACGTTTGCAGGAACGTGAGAAAATTCATCAAGTAGAATGATGTTATAACTATAGCCACGTGCGGCGGTCGCGGCGGTGGCAAATGCTAGAATACGACTTCCATTTTCAAATTCTATGCTGCCTTTATTCCATTCCGCCACACCTTGTTGCAACCATCGTGGGATATTCTCAAACATGAGTTGCACCCGCCCCAAAATTTCGCGGGCTGTTTCCCCCTTGTTGGCAAAAATACCCAGAGTTTTATTTGGATGAAACAACGCTTCCCAAAGAAAATAAGCACAGGTGCAAGTGGTCTTACCGACCTGTCTTGGGCATTTAGTTATCACAAACCTATTATCCTTAAAGGTTTGCACCATTTCCTCTTGAAAATCCCACAATTCAAACGGTACAATTCCGCGATCAACGTGGACAACCTTACAATACGTCTTGATAAAATAAATCGGGTCCGCTTTACATTTCAGAATTTCTCTGACCTGTTCTTCGGTGAACTCAATGTGAACATTGGGTGATTTCAGTTTTGGATTGTTAAGGTAGTTTTTAGCCATCAGTAGATTTACGTTGCTTATCGATTAAGGTAAGCAATTCACTCGTTGATCCGACAAATAAATTGTTGTTGATAACGTCACCCGGAATCTTATTTCCTGGTCCGCTGTTTTCGGAATTTTGAATTTCTCGAATATCCTTTTGGAGCTTCATCATTTTTTCGGTGGCTTCAGATAGGTTTTTGATAAGACCCCCCACAACTTCATACGCTCTGGGGGAATCCGTTGCTATAGCCACTAGTAGCGCGCCGTCTAGGGCTTCCCCGCCAGCATCCATCAAATTTTTCAACTTGTTGCGAATGTAAATATAATCATCAACAGCTTCCCCACGGTCTAATTCGTTGCGAATCCCGGCTAATTGACGTTCCATATCATCAACAACACACATCGAAGATGTAGAATCATCCTCGGCGGCAGTATATTCCGCGTCAATTATTTTGGTGTCTGTTGTTGAGTCTGTGTCCGGTTGGTCTAATTGCTTTTCAATTGATTCATCAAATTTTGGCATAATCTTCTTTGTTCTTTTCCGCTCGCTTTACAGCACGGTCAATATCGTTCTGTGTCAATAGTAAATCAATATCAATACCGTCTACATTGCGAACTGTTACATGCATATATGCATCGTTTGCACTTTGATATGCTTTCATGTTTGCAACCGCTGTCAACACGCCCAGTTTTTTGTTCCCCGTCAACCATCTCCACATTCCGCTAAACATCGGTATTCCTTTCTCAGTCGATATCCGTAGCTGTTTCTGGATCAAATTCCTTAGAATCGTCAAAGTGTTCAATCGTTACATTGGTATTTATGTCAGAAATTGTTCCCGTGGCTCCCGATGCGTTACCTTTGAAAACATCACCGACCTCGAATTTTCCCTTGATGTTATTGATCTTCAGAGTTTCATTATTAGCACCGGATTGCCTAACGATAGTAGCCGATGACGGCGAATTTTCAAGGGTGTCAGAAACGGGCTTGCCGACTTTATTGACAAACAAGAATATTTCTTCATCAACACTAAACACACCGACTGTTCGACTTATCAATTGACCGGAAACCGTGACAGTCGGGTCTATCGTGACCTTCAATACTGTGTCGGACAGGATTTCGTCAACCACCAACACAGAATCACCCGTTGTAACTGAAAACGATGATCCTATCTTTAGTTGATCGTTAAATTTTGTTCCCGATCCTGTGACTGTTTTATTTCCTGTTGTGGTTGAAACCGTGCCTGTCAACCCGGATACGTTGAATGTAAGCGAAATTGGTTCGACCGTGATTCTTTCTTCGCGTTTGGCATTACCCAACGCATTTTGTTCCCAATTGTCGATGTGGAAATCAACGATTGCTTTTGTGATGACCTTGGATGTTGTGACGGGACCAATGACGTTGATTTTCATTTGAAAATCAAGTGTGAATGTAATTAATTCTTTACCTTCAAATTCACCGTCGTATTGTTGGTCGCTCGAAACACCATTCAGGACCAACGGGACGTCAGTTTTCAATCCAAGACTTCCCGTTGGATCATTCATGGTGATCGAAAATTCCGGGGTGAAATTTGGAAGAATCTGTTCAACAATTAATAGTGAATCCGTCATATTTCTTGCGGCAATATGAAGCTGTAGATTTACATTGTAGGGAACCCGCTGAAACGAATAAGCCAGAGTTGAGTCGCCTGAGTCTGATGTATTTCTATATGAATGTTTTCGCGTGGACTGTAATTTTCTGGTGGTATCGTATGCAAACCCAGTAATTTCAAAAGACATTCTAGGAAAGATATTCCGAATATTTGGCTTTCCGTCAATTGATGTTAGACGTGCCAACTGTTGAATAAAATGCTGCTTTGGGGCATATGTAAGCGGTACCTTGATCGTTTGAATAACACTATCGGCGGAATTTACCCGCTCGATGTGGATGTTATTAAACATCGTTCCAAATGCAACGATGGTATCACGAACAATTGTGTGTGAAAAATTAGTTCCGAACATATTAAACTGCCGATATTATTAGGTTACGACCGGACCGGCACCTACTCCACCTTTGCCGATAATGTACCATTTGCTATTAATGAATTTCAGTAGAACGGAATCGCCAGCGTCTGCAAATGTAATTGTCGAATATCCGCCTTTGTTAGTCGGAACAAGAGACATATCGCCGCCGTCTGACACAAGAATAACAGTTTTCATTTGACCGACGACACCGTCCGCTAATGTAACGGTATGCGCCCCTGTTGTGGTGACAAGCGTGGTATCTGTAGTGTTGGAAACGGAATCGGCAGAACCGGAGGTAGAAAATGTATCAAAATCATTATTGCCAACAAGCCCGCTGAACATCGTTGTACCATTAACACAGAATTTATATGCCGGATTAGGAGTGCCAATTCCCACGCGATCATTACCGGCATCAACAAACAAAAGAACAGAATCGGTATCCCCTTCTACGCGAAGGTCTTTATTATCACCATCATCGTTAATTACTAATTCTGTTGAATCTGATACATTGAAATTTTCATGTAACTTTGTAAAGTTATCGATTAGAAAATCACCGCCACCGCCTGCTCCCGATCCAGTAACCGGAACGGTCGAATCGTCGGTGTCATAAAATAACTTCCAACCGGAATCAAATTCTCTTATTGCAATTGTCATATATTCACCCTAATATTTATTAGTATTTTCCTGCTGAAAATGGATCGGTTTCCGTAAAATCAACAATACCGACACCACGATCATCTGTTCCTGTGTCCGTGAACGAATCGGCTGCATTACCATCCGCATCCAATTCAAAATCAGAATTGTCAGAAGCCGTATCATTCGCCAAACTGTTGCTATTGGCATACAACACTTCAATATCGTCAATTTCCTTAATACCAGTGGTAAATCGCTCATTATTGTATGAAAAAACTTCCATTCTCAATTCATATACATATAATTTTCCAAGCTGGTAATATGGTGATTCGTGTTCCACGAATTTAATTTCTAACAATGATTTTGTCAGAGGAAAGTAAATCAAATCACCCACTCGCGGGTGTGTGATGGTGGAATCAGCATTGGTGAGAATTTCTTTGAATCGGGTTTTTGAAACAACAAAAGTGGCTGTATCTGTAATTTCGATTCCGAATTTACTTAGGATGTCCCCCTGACCACCAAAACCATCAACCGTTGTGACTTGCATTTCCATTTGATATGCGTTGTCAAATGTTGAAAGTGTATCCTCACCATAAATCGTATCTTCATTGACAAGAGTTCGCGGCATGTAAAACAAATCAAATCCGTGAAT